CCATTATTGTTATTATTTGTGCCTGCGTGAAATCTGTAAACTGTACTGGCGCCATGTAATGTTGCATCAAGGTGCAATTCATATAATTCAATAATCGCACCGGGCGTCAAGCTTTGCAGTGCTGATACTGGTACGGTCATGGTTCAAATACTTGCCTGAATGTTGCTTGAATATTAGCCCGCCCAGTATAGGGTATAGTTTTGCTCCATTCAGCACAAACAAATTTATAAGCACTTGGTTCACCTGGCCCAGTCCAATCAAAACTAGCACCATCTGCTGCACGTGCATCTAAAAATGTTTCAATCGTATCAGCATTAGCTTCTGTAATGTTATCCCAAGACAATGACCATTGTTTTGGATTTTGATTTAAGCCAAATGTAAATCGGTTTTCGTAGCCATCGCCAAAAACTACTGTTCTAAGTTTTGGGCTGCTGTTTTTTTGTGCGCCGTAGCTTGGCGTGATATTAGGGAAAGTAGCCATTATGCAAGAATACCTCCAGGACGTTTTTGTTTAATCAATTCCTTTTGTACGGCTGCTGCCAGCATAACACCAAGTTGCTTACTGCTTTGATCATCGCCTTGCACGTTGCTACCGGTTGCATCTACATTAACTACTACATTAGTGCCGCCGCCAAATGAACCTGTTGGTGCTATACCGCCACTACGACCTGGCATAAACAACTCAGGGCCACGTTCACCTACAAGGTACGGCGTGCCGCCGCTAACGCTACCGCCTTTGGCTCTAGGGATCAATCCACCTAGCAATCCACCGCCAGTGCCGGTGCCGCTCATGGTGCCAAATAAAGCAAAATTTGTAGCAACATCTAGCAATTTATTGGCAATCTTATTCAACAAACCAGTTGCTACATCTTGCAAACTTTTAGTCCCATCAATTGCGCCTTGTATTGCATCAATAACACCAGATTTTATCGTCATACCAATATCGCTATAAAGACCCTTCAATTCTTCGGCAGATTTAATTTGTGCTTTCAATACGTCATTTTGAGATATTTGAGCTTCAACTTGCGAACGTATTAAAGTTGGGTTATCTTTTAATATTTGATTAATCAATAATTCTTTTTGATATTCCTGCTCTTTGCCTTGTAGTTTAGCTTGAAGCAACTGTCCTTCTTGAAATAAAGTTTCTAATGCTGCTTCCGCCTGTTTATCTCTATCTAAATCTAGCTTATACAGTTGTTGCTGAGTATCTCTTATTGCAATAGTTTTGTCGTAAGCTAACTCAGTTAATTTTGCTGATCTTTCTTGTGGCGTAAGCTTTTCAAATTCAATTTTTTGTATATCAGCATTAATTCTAAGCAGTGCTTTTTCACCATCAAGCCTTATTTGAGTTTCTTTATCATTTGACAAACTAGCCATAAAACTTTTATTTTCAATATCATAAATTTGCCTCTTCAAACTTAATTCAATCCCTAATACACCTAATGAAGCTTTCAACCTTGCGGCTTCCTCTGCTTGTTTTTTTGCTGCTGCTGCTGCATCCTTAGCGGCATCGCCCTTACCACCACCGCCACCTTCTGGCGTGACACCGCCACCACCTGTAGTGCTTGGCACCTCTGGCTTGGCAGGTTGAGGTTTTCTATCTGGTAAAGCTAAAACTGCCAAGGCCTCTGCTTTACGTGCTTCTAATATATCGTTGCGTGTTCCAGTAAACAATTTTCCTCGCCCACTTATTGCAGCGACAGCTTCAAGTGGCTTATTTTTCTTTTGTTCTTGTTCGATTTGTTTTAAAACTACTCTTTTTGCGCTTTTTTGCTGTGGTGTTGCTGTACCACCAAAAGCTGCTGCTTGGCCGCCTTTTTGCTTTATACCTCGCAATCGATCTAATTCAGCACGCATTTGCATAAATTCAGTTAATCCATAAATAACCATATTTATGGCAATTGTTATTAGGCCAATGTTAAGCAGTCCTGTTAATACACCTCTTAAAATTGCTGCTCTTGATGCCGCAGTATTCATTCCACCAGCAAGAAGTAGCATTTTTGCATTCCCTGTCATAGCAGCCGATGCTGATAATAATACCTGCGTATTTAATAAAACAAATGCACCTCTTAGCAATGCTGCTGCTCCCGTTGCAATTCCTATTGCTTTGCTAACCAAAGTTACTTGTAATATTAACTTGCCAACTTGGATTGCAGCATCAATTACTGGCTTTGGTATTTGTCCCATGCCTTGTAGTAAGTTACTAATTCCAGTCGCAAGCGGTACAATTTCTTTTATTAATGCCGTAAATACAGGTAACAATGTGTTGCCTAAGTTTAACGCTAATATTTCACCGGCATTTGTTAAAGTTTGCAATTGCTGGTTAAAAGTATTTAAAGATTTTTCAAAATCGCTCTGGATAGTTCCTGCTGCCGCAGTGCCGCCCGCTAATGCTTTTAGTTTTTCATATTCTTCTTTATATTTCATCAATGACATCAAAGCTAATTTAGCTTCTTTATCGCCAAATATTTGCGATAACTTAAACGGATCATTGCCTGTGACACGTATTAATTCTTTTATTGCTGCATCCATTGGGTTGATGCCATTTTTTACAGCATTTTTCAAGACTGCTTCAATATCAACGCCAAACTTTTTAAAGTTTTTGACAGATTCTGGAGCTGTCATTTTAAGCAAAGCATCTGTTAGGCGTGTTGATGCCTCAGCAGCGCCTGGCGCATCTTTACGCACCATCTGCATCATTGACGCAAGTGCAACCGCACCATCTTTACCTTGAATGCCTAAAGATGCTGCTGCTGATGCAATTGTTGGCATAAATTGAGCCATGTCTTTTAGCTCAAATGCACCTGCTTTACCTGCAAATGCCAACGCATCAAAAGTTTCTTTTAATTCAGTTGGTTTAATTTTTAATGCGCTTTGTAATTGAAAACCTGTTTTTGTTACATCGGTTAAATCTGAATTGGTCGCAACAGCAACTTTACCTAATGTTTCTATTGACGCAACCGCATCATCTAATTTCAACCCTTGCGCTACTAAATCTTGTACCCCTTTAGCTAACACCGAAGGCGCTAAATTTGTTTTACTCGGCATTGATAACTGCTTAAGGCTATCTGCTAGCTTTAAAATATCTTTTTGGCTTGATCCTGCTGTTTTACCTATATCGCTTAATGTTGATTCAAATTCAGATGCCGTTCGTATTATTTGCTGTAATGCAAAACCTGCGCCAAGTGCTGCCGCAAGTGATCCAATGGTTGCGGTTACCCCTTTAGCAGCGACATTAAGCTGCTGCAAGCTACGTACAGCGCCTTGGCTGTTTACCTGAACATCGACAACCGAAACAGCCATAGCAGCGACTTCCTACGTATGCAGTCTAGCGCCGGTTTTTTGCTTTATCCATTTCTTCACGTTCGCGCTTACCTTTTAACTCATAATATGCAGCAAAATGTACAAATTCTGCATCTGTTAATTCTTGCCGCAACTGGCTAACTGTTTTTCCTAGTTCCGTTGCTAAGAAAAATTCAAAATAAAGCCAGTTGTCAGCCTCTAATCTTTTTTTGCTTCTTCAATCGTTCCGGCTTCACCTATTCCAAAGAGAAATAATTCTATATCATTAAGCACACTTTCTGGCAATTCACGTTGTAGTTTAGCTGCATCTGCCGCAGCAAATGCTTTGGTGCCATCTTCTAATTCAGCAACCAGACATAGCATTTGGGTGCTAACCTCTAGCGCCTCTTCAGAATTGGCTAAGTTAGTTGCACGTTTACGATCTGCTCTTGTAATCGGCTTAAAAAATAAAGACAGCACTTTTGCGCCATCATTATTTTTTACATCAAACCGGCGCCTTTGGTTTAGATCAAATGCGCCAGTGAGGATGTCAACGGTGCGTGGTGTGGATGCCATTAGTATCAGATGCTGAGGGTGATAGATCCATTCATGGTGAAGCTTACGGTCACCACTTCAAGCTCTCCTACAGTAGCACTATACTCGGTAGAATTGATAACAATCGAGCCGACAATTTTTTTGCCGCCTGTTTCGTCAAGATATAGTTCTACTGATGCGTTACCTTGATCGGTAGTAGTATTAATATCACTGATCAAATCAAGCTTATCGCCTGCACTTGGTGCGTCATACATTAGCTCCATGCTGCCGGTGCCTGCGATCAAACCGCCAATATTTCCCTTATGGGTTGCACCTTGAGATGTAGTCTCAAGTACATCCTTCTCTACAGTCATCGACCATGACCGTACAGCAGCAATTTCAGACATGCCACCGCTGGAGTCTTTATCAAAAAAGACTGTACCTTGCTCGCCGCGAAAAAAGGCCATGGTTAAATGCTCAGAGTGATGGTACCACTCGTAACAAAGTTACAAGTGATAACTTCAAGTTCCCCTACTGTAGCTGAATATTCAGCAGAAGTAATCAAACCAACAAAAGTAATCTTTTTGGTGCCGCTTGTATCTAGAAATAATTCAAATGACGCAATGCCTGCATCTGTAGCGGTATTAGCCGCTTCAATAAAGACGTTAGTCTCATCGGCGCTACTTGCGGTATAAAGCACCTCAACAGTACCAGAACCAGCAATCAAGCCGCCAACATTAGCTTTATAGGTTGCGCCAAGCGCTGTGGTTTCAAGCACGTCTTTCTCTACAGTCATCGACCATGACCGAGTGGAGGTAATTGCAGCAGGAGAGGAACCGGCATCGTCAAATTTGACAGATCCCTGTTCACCGCGGAAAAAAGCCATCGCTAAAGATCCTCGAAGGTTTCAAAGGTTAGTCTAACCTGTGTTTGAAAATACCCTTCGGGAGATGGTGGTGCCATTACCTCTGGGCCGGTTGGTGCATCGAAAATAACTCCCGATACCGTACTTCTATTATAGACATCCCGAACACGCTTGCCAATTGCAAAATTAGCGCCAGCACCAGCGCCTTTTGGCGTGAATATATTTACCAAAATAATGCCGATGATGCTATTGCTAACGCCAGTAGTGCCGCCCATCGTTAGATAGTTATTATTGCTGAAATTTAATTGGCATTGAATCCATGTGCTATTAGGTGTTGGCGCATATGGCACATTATTAAAAACTACAGGATAAACAATTGCTAACCCTGGATCATTTGGGTCATCAAGGCTTACAATCGCATCAAGGCTAGGAATAGCATTAAATAAACTATTAAATTCATCCGCCAGCAATTGCTCAATGGTAGCGCGGATAGTGTTAAGATCAGCAGCCGCCATTAGTCTTGCCTTCCGATTTGATCTGCTACGCGTTTAACCCATGCTGTCATGTTACGCGCTACCAAATCAGGATAACCTTTTACAATCTGATTTTTTTTTGATCTCCAACTGCCATTCCATGATGGTGGCAAGCTTTCACCATAAAGTACGGGTAAAGCATATTCTATGTTGGTATGGATATGGTAAACATTACCTGCACGCTCAGTGCCATAATTTAATCTTCGTGGTGGTGTAATACCTGAAATAGCAGATTGCGGGCCAGGGTCATAGCCAGGAGCGTCATTCTCACTAATTGACCATGAAAGGCGCAATCTGCCAGTATCAACTGGGCTGCCTTCTTTTAATTGCTTATCTGTTTCAAATACCACATATCGCAATAGCTTTTCGTATTTCTCTCTAGAGTAATCACCGATCTTTGCAAGGGGAATACGTCGTGCCATTATGCCCTCAGAATTAACTCATAGGTTATCGCCGTATTGTCCTGTTCAGTTGTCGTGGCTTTAATTATTTGATGCACTACTGATGCGATTAGCACTTTATCTGCTGTGATCGGTGCATTTGCAACGTCTGCTGCTGCAATCGTTAACCGCTTATCGCCAGCTTGAATTAGATCATTCACCTCGCGCACGTTTACATCTTCCAACACACCACGAACAACCGTGTCAGCAGCAGTTTCTGCTGCGGTGCCAGTAACAGGGTCATAGGCGCCCATTGTGATACGGCGGATAGTAGCAACACCGCCAAACTTAGCCATCAGCTTTGAGGCAACCTTACGTAGCGGATTAGCTAAACTCATGCAAACACCTCGCTTGCGATAAGGCGCCCACGCCTAAAATCAATATCAACATCGCTACTGTGATTTGCCATGAACAAAGACACCTCGTCGTTTTCGTCTACTTCAATCATCCAACTAGTAACGAGCTTTGCCTCTTCGTTTGAGCCGCCGGTGTAGGCGCGGCACTCTGTTGCATCAATAGGCACGCTATTAAGTGCTAACTTAACGCCAAGTATTTTATTGTTGCCGCTAGTGGTGCGAGCATCAGCGCTGCCATAAAAACGCAGCAGCTTTGGGTTAGCATTGGTGCTCTTCAACCCAAAGGCATCAGTGGTGCCAAGCACTAAACCGTTAGCTGTAGCTGTATCAAGTGTTGCCGTTAAGCCAGTGCTGACATAAATGCTTTGGGTTGTGATGCCAATTGTGCCAGAGTCCATTTTGCTGACTTGGCCGCGAATCATTGCAGTAGTGTAGTTGCCTACATCATCCAGATTGCGTGAAAAAGGATTGAATTTGTATCCCATGATTTAACTCCTGGTAACCGTAAGCAGGTTGTTGTTGGCGTCATAGGTCATATTCAATGCCGCAACGGTGCGACCACTTGCTCCACCGCGTTTGAACGTGCTGGTCAGCATGTTGTTAGCGCCGTCGTAAGTGTTGACAATGTAATCATGAGTTGGTATTTCAAGCCCTTCTCGGCTTGTCGCATCACCACCGCCAATAAATACAAGTGCCATGATTAGATCTTATACGCCACGACGGTGCCGCTAGTTAATGTGATGCTAGTAAACACGCCGCACATCTCACAAGATGCCTTAATCGGAATGGCTGTAAGTGCATTACCTGTGTAATCCAAAGCCGTTAAGCTTGCAATCACTGAATCCTCTAGCGCCACAATTTCGCCAAACCGGCCAGTATGGGCAGCCGTATCATCAATAAACTCAGCGCCTGGATACTCGCTCATGATCGTTTGATGGAGAAATTGCCTGGTCCGCTTATTCTAATCCCTGTTAGGTATCTTTCCACTATTGGCGGGATTTTATCTGCACCGACAGCGC